CAGTTGAAGATGCGGTTTGGTGCGATCTCGATTGGCTTACCGCCAAATTGCATAGAACGCATAGAAGGAAGAACCTTGCGGTCAAAGACGAACTGATAGGCCGCTTTGATTTGGTCTTCTATATGAGGATATCTTTTGATATGCATTTGCATATTTCTTTCTGTGATTTCCTGAAATGTTTCCCGACGATACTCTTCTGGCAAGTAGCGGGCATATTTCATATGGGTTGTAATATCCGACAGGATCTTAGATGCTAGATTCATTTTGTGTGTTCTCCGTTGTGTTTGCTCTAATAGATTGTCTAAACTTCTTATATTTCTCTTTGATTCGGGCGGCTTGATCTCGGGCCGTTAGGTTGGTTGTTCCGCCAAGAGAAAGGGCATCTTGATTTGTGTTTGGTGGTCGCATCGTAATGCTGACGTTCCTAGTGTGCATATTCACAGGGAATACAAGACCATCAGGACCAAACCGATTTTTAGCGACAAAGATTCTTCCGGTGTTGTTCTGCTTATCTTCAACAGTTCTGGAAACGGTGAGAATCAAATCGGCAACGAAACATTTCGAGAAAGCCTCGGAAATAGATTCGATTGTGATTACTTCTGCGTTCAAACCAGAACGATTAGTTTGTGAAGCAGTCCAAACTGGGCATTGGAACTCTTGCGCTAAACCTCGCAATCCTTCGTAGATTGATTCAAGTTCATTTCTCTTTTCTTTCTCTCTTGTAACTGGCTTCAAAAGGTCGCCGTAATCTACCACAACCATATCGACTTTCGTTCCTTTCGCTCTCAGCCTTTCAAGGTGAGAATGAAGGGTGTTTACGCTGGCTGACTTGGTGGGGTATTCTTTGATAATTAGTGCCCCCTTAACCTCTTCAACCGTTTCTCTGATCAAATCTTTATGATCCATAAGTTCGGACAAAGGGATCTGCGTAATGCAACTATCGTATCTTTGAGCGATAGTGGTGTCTGAAAGTTCAAGTGTGTAATGAACTACTGTCTTTCCTTGCTTCACGGCCTCGGAACCCAAATGGACAAGAACCATAGATTTACCGGCTCCTGTTGGAGCGATAACAACTCCTAGTTCTCCGTTGCCGACTCCACCACCTGTGATTTGATCGATCTCGCCCCAAGCGGTAGAAACAGGGTTTCTTGCCTTCAGTTCGAAACGACGTTCAAAGTCTTTAAGATAGTCATAGCCGAAGTCGCTTGAAGAACCCAAGCGGATAGCATCACTAATCAATTTAGAGATTTCATCAAAAGAAGAAGAGTTGATTAATTTGGCAGACTTGATCATTACTTCTTTTAGTTTCTGTTTCTTACAGAAATCTAGTGAAGTGTCCTTGATGAACTCTGCGCCTTCGATCTCTTCTTTGGCGAATACTCTTGCTACGAAATCAACAACCTGCTTCTTGGTTGCGTCATTCTCTTCATTTAGACCGGACTTGATAATAGTAGCCATCGTCTTACGACTTGGATGGATCTTATATTTACTACGATGATCGACAATCTTCTCGACAAAGACGCGAAGATATTTCAATTCCAAGAAGTTTGGATCGAACACTTCAAGAATTTGATCGGCAAATGGTCGATCATCAAGTATCAAGCTGCATAGGTCTTCTTGGAAACTCTTTCCGTATTGGGCGAAGTTTACCGGCTTTTGTTCCAACATCAGCTTACCTTTTCTATTTGGACTATCATAATAACCTTATCACTCCTGCTCGTCAACCTCTTTCTTATTGCTTGTCGAAATGCGACGAAGGTTAGAAGTGATATCAGACCAGTCAAACGCTGGGAATCCGTTCTTGTAGGAAAGTGATTTCAAGTTTGTGACGTTTAGATCGAACTCGAAATTATCCAAGATGTAATCAATCTTACCTCGACCCTGTGGGGAAATAGAGGGAGGAGTAAGGTTCATAATTCTATAGTTGTCTCGCACAAGATCGGCATTAGAGGCGATTGTCTTATAAGTAGATTGCTTTTCTTCTGTTGTCTCGCAATAACGAATTACATCCTCAAGCAAGTGTTCTTTATCTTCGCTCAAGAAAGGAAGACGCTTTGCGATTGTGGGAAGCCCAACGCCACCAACTCCAGGCAGACTATCGGACTTATCGCCAGCGATAGACCTAGCAACGGCAAAGTTCTTTGGAGAAATGCCGAACTCTTCAATAACATTCTTGCTGGTGTGGATTTGCTTCTGGATAGGACGGTAAAGAATTGTTTCCTTATCGAGAAGTTGGAGGAAGTCCTTATCAGAAGAGACAATAACCTTCTGCCAACCTGCGTAATAAGGATGCCTTGAGACATAAGAGATAATGTCATCAGCCTCAACGCTATCAAGAACAAACTGCATAATAGGCATTTCATTCAAGATTTCCAGCAAAAGGGAATGTTGCCAAACCTTATTCTGCTTCTCGCTCTGTTCATCCATCCCATCAACTTCAAAGTTCTTCTTAATGGGCTTACGACCAGACTTATATTCCTTGATCAATTCTCGACGGCGTTGAGAACCACCAACACCATCCCAGCAAACAACGACCTGGGTTGGCTTCATTTCGCGGAACATCTTGTTTAGCATTCCTAGAAAACCAACAACGCCACCAACAGGGTTTCCATTGGTAGTGATAGTGGGATTTACGATGTAATTACGGATAAAGTTGTTCAGTCCGTCAATAATCAAAACGCGCTTATTATTATCAGACATTATTAGTTTCCTTCTTTTGGGGCTGGCGGGTTTGGTAGAAAAGGTCTTCCTCAGTAAGACCAGAGTTCAACTTGATTGTCGCAACGTGTTCATCATCGACGGTGTAAATAACCTTCTTGATCCCAACGTGTTCCATAACGCGGAGACACATAGGACAAGGCTTCGAAAGCCGGAACTCATTGCGCTTACCAACGCGAGCAACATAAATAACTGCTCCGTCAGTAACGTCGCGAGCAATGCCAAGAACGGCACCAACTTCGGCGTGCTGGGTAGCGTGACCGCATTGATGATTACGGAAACGATTCGCCCACCAAACAGAACGCAAATCGTTGCAGGAGGTGTTAATAACGGAACCTCCCTTCACCAAAATGGCACCGTGCCGGTAATCCGGCGAACCAGAACTAACAGCGATCTTCTTGGCAAGTTCCAAGTAACGCTTCTGTCGCTTCGTCAAACTCATAAAGACTAAAACCCTCTTACGCTTCTATAATAGCGCAGGAGGGCTTTAGCGGCAACTCGCAAGTTGTCAAGAAACTCTACGACTCGTCTTCTTCCAGATCAACGTCATAGTAAGCCTTTGGATTACCCTCACGGGTTTCAAATTTTACGATGACCTCTTCTTCCATAAGTTGAACAACTCGTTCCCTAAACTTGGGGATTTGTAGTTTCTCTAACCAATGTGCTGCTTGGAACTTCTCTTTGGTTCCATCTTCATAGACCAGCGAGAACCAAGCGCCACCTTGTTCAAGGTGCTTCGAAGACTTGATTGCGTTGAACCAGCTTTCTTCGTCTTGGATCTTCGAACTACCACCAGCCCATAGGATCTTGAAGGTGCATTCACGGTTCAAAGAACCGAAACGTGACTTCTTAATCTTGGCTTTTACTTCTGAACCGACTTGATAGCCTCTCTCATCAAGAATGAAACTATCCTTTGCCTTGCGACCTGTTAGCCAGATTCGTAGTGAATAAGCGTAAGCAGGGGCTTTACCGCCTGGGGTAAAGTAAGGATCAGTTAGAAGTTCTGCTCTATTGGATGTAATGTTAGTTTTCAACTGATTCAAAATAAGCAGCGTCGATTGCGTGTTAGCAATTGGGATAGTAAGTTTAGCAAATGCCCTTGATAGAATTCTTGGCTTCATAGCCATAGAAGACATAGGATCAAATGAACCTTCTACGTCTGCTGCCGCTGGTGTGTTAGCCAGCGAGTCCCAAATAAAGAACATAGAACCGTTATTAGCGGTCAATAGTTCTTCGATAGTTTCTAGAACAAACTCTGTTGTAGTTGCCTGAATGTAGAGTAGTTTCGATAGATCACATCCAGTAGATTCCAAGAAGTCTGGATCTACTGCTGATTCTGAATCGAAATAAACTACGTCCATTCCTTTTACCATAGCATTGGCAGCGATCTGTGCTGCCATATATGACTTGCCGGTTCCTTCCAAACCAGCGATCTCTGTGATTTTTCCAACCGGGATACCACCGAGTTTACCACGACAAATAATCGAGTCAAGCCAACGAGCGCCGGTTGAGATCCAATCGGTTACTTCTGTTGGGTTTTCCTTCGATAAGTCGTGTGCTACTTCTTGTCCGTATTTCTTATTGACAAGATTACGCATATCAGCGATGGATAACTTGCCCGGTTTCGCTTCATTTTTGCGGGCCATTAAAACTCCGTTTAGTTTATTGTGAATGCTTTTTCTCTAAAATGAGTTAGATCGGCAGCATAGATAGCACCAACTCGTTCCTTTGGAGGAACTGGTTTAGCACGTTGCTTTGCTGGCGATTCGATGTAAGGTGATAGCAACCAGAGAACTATAACCCAGATAACGCTGGATACTATCACACTCTTGCTCGTTTCAGGTAAGCCTTTGAAGAATTCAAACATTCTATTTACTCCTTTGCAGGATAAATAGTTTTTTGAATCACTTACCGCTAATCTCGCGGAAAGCAGAACTCAAAAGGTCATCTGAATCAGATGCGGAATTGAACTTCTGAATCTCTGGGCCTGCACCATTCTGATCGCTCATAAACTCGTCAAGGAGGTTGGCAACCTGTTGGGAAGTCAAACGCTCAAAGAGAGAATCGAACTCTGGCATAGAATCGAGTAGTTCGGCACAACGTGCCGTGCCACCGATAGCCTTGGAACATAGCGCCGAAGTCTTGCGACGAGGAGCTACATCGGTTTCGGCAAAGAGGCGACCAGTTTTCGTAGAGTACGAAATGGTAAGGTCGGTTCCTTCTTCGGTGTCAGTAATGTCACCGTAGTCGGGATTGAGAACGAGGCTCAAA